AAGTCATTATATCAGATAAAAACGTCCTTGTCAAGGGAAGTGTTAATCTAACCGTTGACTCCGACTGTAGGACGTATATCAAGGGTGATTGGCAAATTCAAGTAGATGGCGACAAGTACGAACATATCGTTGGCGATACCACCCTGATAGTTGGTGGTGATTTAGATGAAGTGGTTATGGGTGACCAGACAACAGCCGTCACTGGAAACATAGACATAGATGCAACAAGAGTGGATATTAACTAATGCCTGGAGCGACTAAAGATGATGATACCGCAGGCGGTGATATCGTAGCATCTGCTACCAAAACCTACGTTAATGGATTAAGGTGTGCCCTTCATGGAGATGCCGTAGTACCTCATGGACCACCACCCCATAAAGCCGCAACGATGATTGCTGGTACGAATAATGTCTTCATAGAGGGTAAAGCCGCTGTGAATCTTGGTGATCTTGCAACTTGTGGTCATTCCGCAACTGGATCAACTACAGTTTTCATTGGTGATTAAAACATCTTATTCATAAGGGTACATACCTATTATAACATACACCACAGTGGTTGTCAAGTAAAATCGTTATAAATAGTAGATAAAAGGACTATTATGCCAATACTAACAGATATCATATATTCAGATTTTACAACAGCATTCTCGGCACATCCCGTGAGTGGTGACCTTGCACGAATCACGAATGATGAAGCCATTATCCGATCTGTTAAGAATATTGTATTCACTCAATTCTATGAGCGTCCGTTCAGGCCATCGCTCGGTTCAGACGTCCTACGCTACCTGTTTGAGAATTTCAGTGTATTTACCTCTGAAAACCTCACAGAGGCAATCACAGAAGCCATTGAGAACAACGAGCCCAGAGTAACCCTTATGAACGTCCATGTAAGTGAAACGGTAGACGATAATAGGCTCAGGGTTAGCATTGTGTTTAGGATCAGAAACAACACCGATCCGACCAATGTTCAGGTTTATTTAGAAAGGGTCCGTTAAGAGATGACCACAGCCAATTCCGCACTTCAAGTTACCGAACTGGATTTCGATGAGATAAGAGCAGGTCTAAAGACTTTCCTTAGCTCACAAACCACGTTTCAGGACTACGACTTCGACGGCTCTAACATGTCTATCTTGTTGGACCTACTTGCATACAACACCCATTACAATGCTTATTACACTAACATGGCAGCTAATGAAATGTTTCTCAAATCAGCACAACTTAGAAATAACGTTGTGGAGAGAGCAGCGGAGTTCGGTTATACTTCTTCGTCGGCACGTGGTGCAGTTGGTGAAGTAACCGTGACTATCGTTCCCACTGGTTCACCCGATACCATTACAATACCCAAGAATACAGAGATGACCTCTGTTGTAGACGATGAAACCCTTACGTTCACAACAGTAGGCGCAGAGCTAATCACCAAGAGTTCGGCTAATACCTATGTCGCAACTGGAGTATCCATAGCAGAAGGATTCCCTCTTACTCATGAATTCACCGTAAGTACCTCTAATCCAGTCGAATATATCATTCCCAACAAGAATGTAGACACAACGCGCATATCGGTTAGCGTAAGGGCAACAGAGGCCGCTACGACTTCCACAACCTATACGCTTGCAGATGATATAACACAACTAACAGGAAGTTCAACCGTATACTTCATAGAGGAGACCGCAGATGAGCGGTACCGCATTTATTTTGGTGATGATATACTTGGCAATTCTCTTGTTGATGGTAACGTGGTGGTAATTGATTACCATGTATGTAACACGACTAAGGGTAATGGTGCGAACACCTTTACGAATTCATCAGCCATCAGTGGTTATTCCGACGTAACGTTGGTTACGACAACAGCCGCTTCTGGTGGCCAAGAGATAGAAACAACAGCATCCGTTAAGTTGAATGCTCCTCTCCACTACGAGAGACAGAACCGTGTGGTCACCCAATCAGACTACGAGCGCCTTATCCTTGCAGAGAACAGCGATTTCACGTCCGTCAATGTATGGGGTGGTGAAGACAACGATCCGCCAGTGTACGGTAGAGTTTACATAGCCGTTAACCCAGCTTCTGGTACTACCGTATCCGATGCGAGACAGGCTTCTATCGTGACTTCATTGAAGAAACGGAATGTGATGTCCATTGACCCTGTGATTGTTGATGCCATCTACCTATATGTGGTACCTACTATTCAGATTAACTGGAATCCCGATTTGACCTCTGACTCTACAGGTACCGTGGAGAGTGCCGTGTCCACTGCTATCACAACGTATCAAACTGGTACACTGGATGATTTCGGTAATAAGTTCAGGTTTTCGACGTTCTCTACAGCTATCGATGCAGCCCATGACTCGATCAAGGGTAATAATACAACCATCAATATGATGATGGAAATCACTCCCACGCTTAATGTGGCTACCACATATACGGTGAAATTCCAGAATGGCATCAAACAAACAGCAAACCATGTTACCCATGAGGGTCATACAGGCGTTGTTACATCATCCAATTTCACCTATCTGAGCCAAACATGTTTCTTTGAAGATGATGGAAACGGAGTGCTCCTTGTCTATACCCAAAGTGGTGACGTAAAGACGGTATTGAATTCCGCAGCAGGTACCGTCGATTACACTACGGGTTCAGTGGTTATATCATCGTTTACACCAACCGCAGTAGCCAATTCGGGTGTTTTGAGCTTGACGGCTTCACCTGCTAGTAAGGACGTGGTGCCTACCCTAGAGCAAATCGTCCAGTTCAAGAGTTCCGTTATCACATCCGTTGAGGATCGCACAGGTTAAACATGACAACAGACCAGAAAATATCGACGCTTGTATCGGAACAGTTCCCTCAGTTCATGCAGGAAGAAGGTCCTAACTTTATTGCGTTCGTAGAGGCTTATTACGAGTGGATGGAGCAAACAGGTAATGCAGTCGATGCAACCAAGAACCTGTTGAATTACCGTGATGTAGACCTGACAACCGATGCATACCTGAAATACTTTGAGGACGACTTTCTACCCAATGTCCCACGATCCCACCTTGCATACACACCTACCCTCCTAAAGAATGTTGCATCATTCTACCGTGCGCGTGGCTCTGAGAAATCCTATGAGCTCCTGTTCCGTATTCTCTTTGACGATGATGTGGAATTCTATTACCCGGGCGAGGATATTCTCCGTGCTTCTGATGGTAAATGGACAGAAGAGGTTGTTATCAGTATTGAGGGTTACCCTGGATCCGATGCTATCTTTGACATAACTGGTGAGAGTATCACTGGTGGTACCTCAATCGCAACTGGTGTTATTGAGAATGTATCTAAAATTCATGTTGGTGGTGCACCTCGATACACATTGATCATTTCACATAAGATCGGCACATTCCTTGCGGGTGAGACGGTTACGACGAATACAGGCTTTACCTTTGAAGTATTGTCACAGACAACCAATGCCGGTTACTGGATCGGGACTGACGGTTTCTTATCGTCTAACAAGTTCCTACAGGACAATTACTTCTACCAAGAGTATTCGTATGTTCTAAAGACTAACCAATTCGTGGACAGATACCGTCAAACGTTGAATAACATCGTCCATCCGTCTGGTACCGCCATGTTTGGTCAAGTCGTATCGACGGACGTTCTCGACTTCTCTGATAGCGTATCGACTAGCCTGTCGGACACACCAGAAGAGATCACCATTTCATTGCCGCCGCTATCGGTCAATACAGTAGGCTTCGGTTCAAATACCGCAGATGAAGTGATAACCATTCTAGAGTCCCGTCAAGACGACGCGGTGTTCGTTTATGACACAGCACATTACAGCGCGGTCGAAAACTTTGATTACACGCCGCTATCCGCTGGTGGTAACGTGGCTTCTAACGTTGCCAACAATATGATATCGTTCTATTCATCGTTTACAGTATTATCAAGATCAACAAGAACAATTGGTTCTATGGGTTCTACAACCGTGATGACGGGTACTGGTACTGCCTTTACCAATGATCTTGCTAACAATGACGTTATTCTGATCCGTGATACGGATGCCGTTCAAGCCGATCAGTTATTCACGGTGAAACGTGTGGTTAGTGATACGGAAATTCTATTGAATGCCATGTATGAGGGTACGCTTGCAACTGGTGAAGTATACAGCCGAAGTACCTCACGGATAGATATGTTCAATTACGGAGCTGTATCGAACACAGCATCGGTAACCTTACAGAATCACGGCAGTATTGCCTCTTATCCAACCGTCTACAAAGACTTTGGGTTCATTACCTGACATTAATGGGGGCAATATATACTATGGGCACGACTATAACGGTGCCAATTACTCTGAGGCGGCAATTGCCAACCATATGTTAGATAATGGGCATTTACCTGCAACTAGAGTTGTGAAATATGCTACTTGATAACTCCACTTCTTATAAATATACACATAGAAGAGACATTTATGACAACAACAGAAAATAAATTCCGAAGAGGAACTACCGTCGAACACGCTGCCTTTACTGGCGCAATCGGCGAAGTGACCGTGGATACCACGTTGGATACTTTGGTAGTTCATGACGGATCAACCGCAGGGGGAATACCCGCTGCTCGAAAAGATGGTGTGGGTTCGCTTGTTGTTGGGAGTACTCCAGCGTCCGCATCGGCTACTGGTACCGCTGGAACTGTTGTTTGGGATACTTCATACATTTACGTTTGTGTGGCAACCGATACATGGCTTAGAGCCTCTATAGCTACTTGGTAAGGGAAAAGATAATGGACAAATATGAACAATTGACAGACGAAGAACTGGCTGATATGGCTAGACTATTGAATAAGACCGCCAACAAGAACATCAAAGCTTACATGCATTTGATTGATGGTGTGGACACTGAAATCAGTAGCAGGCAACAGAAAACACAAGTTCAAGAAAGTCCGCAGAACAATCTACAACTATTAACGGAAAATGGGTAAGAAACGATGGCTTCAATAGTTACATCAAAATTTAGGGTCTACAATGCCGACCAATTCGTTGAAGCATTGAGTGAGGCAGCGCCTTCATACCTATACATGTTTATTGGACGAACAAGAGCATGGGCTGACGATAACACGCCGCCAACTCCTGTGGATGCTACCGCAAACACGGAGTTTGAGCATTGGCGTGACATGATGCACATGAAGCGGGTTCAAGCCGCAGACGTATCAAAAGCTTCCGTCAGATATGACTGGACCACTGGTACGGTTTATACCCAATACAGCGACTCGGTTGACCTGAATACCGAAGATTTCTTTGTGATGACCGACGAATACAAGGTCTACAAATGCCTGTTCAATAACAGCGGCGCAGCATCAACCACAAAGCCAACGCATGTATCGACAACCGTAGCTGTTGACCCGGGTGATGGATATCTCTGGAAATACATGCTTACGATGGCGGCATCCGATGCTGTTAAGTTCTTGACCTCTGGTTATGTGCCCATTTCTACTCTATCGTCCGATGATGGATCGACTCAATGGGACGTTCAGGCAGCATCCGTCAATGGCGCTATCGACGTAATCGGCATTACCGCTGCTGGTTCTCAGAATGACAAAGTTCACAACGGGACATTCCAGAGTGTGGCTAATACTACACAGATGGTAATTGCCGCTGCGGCATCTTCAACTGACAACTATTACAACGGAAGTACCCTTGTTGTTACTGGTGGCACAGGCGTTGGTGGTCATAAAGCTATTGCGACTTATGCGGGATCATCAAAGACCGTTGTTTTGAGTTCTAATCTAGCCGTTGCTCCGACAGCCACTTCGACTTACGATATCGTGCCTACCATCACCATCACTGGCGACGGATCAGGCGCTACAGCCTATGCAGACGTGGTTGCAGCGGGTAATACCGTTTCAGCTATTACCGTTTCTAATCGTGGTACAGGCTATACCCGCGCGACCGTTGCGTTCACTGGTAATGGCGTTTCTGGTGTCACTGGTCAAGCATACGTTGGACCGCCTGGTGGACATGGTTCTGATCCAGCGCAAGAGTTGATGTCTTATAACGTGGTCCTTAATACCAAGTTCGATAAGTCTGAATCAGATGTCTTTACAACGGACAATAACTTCCGTGTGATCGGGTTGCTCCGTGATCCGCTGATCGCAAATGGTTCAGCGGCCACAGCGACTACATATGATCATACGGTGAATTTGACGATCACTGGCATTTCTGGATCATTCAGTGCCGATGAAGTCGTAACAGGCGGAACTTCCACAGCTAATGGTTATGTGGTAGA